AGAAAAACATGCGGATAAGCTCAAAGAAGTAGCTGATGCTTCTGAAGAAGTCACCAAACTCATAAAAAAGGCGGCACAAGCCCAACGCAATGAGATGACTGCCGCCTTTTTAGAAGGCAATGAGGAAATCAAAACATATCGTGATCTTGTTAAAAGTTTGCAGCATGAGAATGAATTGCTTCAGCAAAGTATAGACGGCGTTTCTGAAGCAGAAATGTTGGCAAACAAAATCATTAGAGATAACAACCTTGAACACACAACACAGCAAAAGACGATAAGAGAACTTATCAAGACATACTTTGAGTTACAGGATTCTATTCAATTATCAAATGAGGCCATCGATCAGGCCGCAAAAGATACTATTATCATGGCTGATTCCTTTGGTTTGATTACTGAAGAAATTGAAAAGTTTAATAAAAAAGCTAAAGAAATTGATCCCATGACCAAAGAAATGAACTCAGCACTGGCATCAATGTCTAGGGGCATCAGTGATTCATTTGCTGATATGGTAGTCAGCGGCAAGATGAACTTGGATTCCCTGCGTGATGTCTTCAGTAGCTTTGTGAGAACGATGATATCCAAAGCCATTGAGCTTGCAGTGATTAACCGTATTATGAATAGCGTGTTCAATTTGAGAGGCACATCAGGAGAGCTTCCAGAAATTGGCGCGAAGGCGGGCGGCGGCAGAATTAGCGGGCCAACGATTGTAGGCGAGAGAGGCCCAGAGTTATTCGTTCCATCCAGCGCGGGCGTGATCAAGAACAATATGGATACAAGAAACATACTCGGCGGTGGAGGCGGGGCGGTGGTCAATCAGGTAATAAACATTGATGCGGGCGTTTCCCAGACTGTGCGGGCAGAGATGATGACCATGTTGCCTATGTTTAAATCGTCAGCTATGGAAGCTATCATTGACAGTCGCAGGCGAGGTGGTCAGGTAGCCACAGCATTTGGAGCATAACGATGGCGGCACCAACCTATCCATTGAACCATCCATCAACGCCAGCCTTCACCAATTCATCATGGCGGCTTGTCAGATCAAATGGCATTTCTGAATCGCCGTTCACAGGCAAGCAACAGGTATATGAGTATGATTATGCGCTGTGGGAAGCAGAGATCAGCCTGCCGCCTATGTTGCGTTCGCAGGCGGCGGCGTGGTGTGCATTTTTCATGAAGCTACACGGACAGCGTGGCACTTTCCTTCTGGGTGATCCAGATGCCGAATCAGCACAAGGCACAATCACTGGATCAAATACACTAAGCGCGAATGCAAGTGTCGGTGACTTCACGCTGACGATTAGCTCTGGGCAAAACAGCATCACAGGCATATTCAAGGCTGGGGATTATGTACAGTTAGGCACAGCGGCCACCTCAAAGCTATACATGGTCGTGGACGATGCAGATAGTAATAGCTCCGGTATTGTATCAGTCCAGATTGAGCCGAAGGTAAAGACAGCCGTATCAAGTGGAGGTTCTGTAGTGGTTGCCAACCCAAGAGCATTGATGAGGATGTCAGGAGATGAGCTTGGTTGGAGTACAGACCAAGTATCCAAATACGGCATCACATTTGCGTGTAAGGAAGCGTTCTGATGGGTGTTGATTTAGTACACATAATAGATGGGTTGATTGGGGTAATTGTTTTGGGCGGCGGCTGGTTCCTTGGCACTCAATCCAAAGAGTTGAAGCGAGTTGAGATATTGCTCAATCGTACCCGCGAGGATTACGCCACAAGAACAGATATGCGCGATGATATGCGAGCTGTAATGGAAGCCTTGCACCGCGTTGAAGATAAATTAGACCGCGTGTTGGGACGTGGAGAAAAGGCATCACAATGAACAAGACAAGGTTCATCACACAACTACGCTTCCATGAGGGCGTAAAAAATATCGTTTATAAGGATCATCTCGGCATTGAAACTATTGGCGTCGGGAGAAATCTCAAGGACAGGGGACTTTCAGATGAAGAAGTGGATTTTCTGCTTTCTAACGACATAACTCTAGTTGAGACAGAGCTTGATAAGGCCATGCCGTGGTGGCGTGATCTTGATGAGGTGCGCCAGCGGGCCTTAGCTGATCTGTTGTTCAATATGGGTCTCAGTCGTCTTCACGGGTTCGTAAAGTTCCTTGATGCCCTAAAGCGTAGGGATTACCACACTGCCGCCGACGAACTTCTTGACAGCAAGTATGCGCGTCAAGTCGGCCAACGCTCTCAACGGATTGCACAAATGGTGCGGACGGGAGAAGACTCTATGGACTTCTGATGGTTGATCCCGCATCGGCGATGGCTATCGCCTCTGCCTCATTTGCCACGATCAAAAAAGGCTTTGCCATAGGTCGTGACGTTGAATCCATGATGCAGGACATCGGGAGGTGGATGGGTGCGCTCAGTGATCTTGACCAAGCTGAGAAGGAAGCAAAGAACCCGCCTATCTTTAAAAAGCTGTTTAGTGGCAAGTCAGTTGAAGAAGAGGCGATGTCTATATTCGCCTCAAAAAGAAAGGCTCAAAAACAGCGTGAGGAACTCAGACAATTCATCCAGCTTACTCTTGGTCAAAAAGCATGGAATGATTTGATTTCAACTGAAGCAAAGATAAGAAAGCAAAGACAGGAGACACTTTACAAACAACGAGAGAAGCGTCGTAAGTTTGTAGAAATACTTGCTTGGGTTGTATTAGTCAGCGTTGGTGCATCTGTCTTGATAGGTTTCGTTTTGTTGCTCAAGGCTCATACGGCCCACGCAGAGCAAATGGTTACTTGCCGAAAGGCAAAGTGTGAGAAGATCAACAAAGATGAGATTGTGTGTATATTCAAAGGTGCAAACAACACGATAGAGTCGCAGTTCTTCAAACGTAGTGATTACATACCGTCAGAATATCAATGCAAGTATGATCCTAACGCAAAGAAAGAGATGACAATCAAAGAGACGTTAAAAGCCATCAAAGATGGTTTGGATGACTAAACCTATAATCAATAGTGGTATATCAATCACCAAGAAGAAGGCTACGGTCAAAAAAAAAGAGAAGATTGGAGATTCATCAAAGATATGCAGAAAGGCCAGAGTTTTTCTGTAGCAACTGAAAGGCAGGCGCGGAATGCGTATCATGCAGGCAGAAACAGGGGCTTTACAATGCGAATACGTCAAACATCAGAAGGCGGTTACAGGGTGTGGCGTTTATGACTACTGTATGGGTGGTAATATTGGTTACGGCGGTATCACCCTTTAATTACACAGTATCGCCACTTACTGACGCTGATACAGAAGAGGATTGCCACCGGAAGGCTGTTTATATAGAGCAAGATATCATACGTCAGGACAACCAAGAGATGATGTGTATAAGGGTTGACTACGAATGACAAGGAATGACAAGGATTGATTAGCAATGATACAGGCATTGATACCAGCAATCACTGAGCTTGCAGGCGGGTGGCTCAAGGGCAAGGCAGAAGAAAAAGCCGCTACGGCCAAGGCCAAGGTCGCACGGGCTGAAGCGGAAGCTGAGGTGATGCGCGTTGCCGCTACACATGAGGCTGGATGGGAAAAGATTATGGCGCAGGGTACTGTCCATAGTCTCAAGGATGAGTGGCTTGTGCTTCTGTTCTCAATCCCACTAATCCTCGCGTTCTGCGGCCAATGGGGCAGGGCCATAGTGGCGGATGGCTTTGCGGCCTTGCAGACTATGCCGGAGTGGTATCAGTATAGTTTGGGCGTTATCGTAGCAAGTAGCTTCGCGGTCAGATCAGCAACAAAGTTTTTTACAAAAAAATGAGCAACCGCAAACGAAGAACATTATCAAAGCCTCAGAATATACGGCTTGCTGGCCTTATCACCGTTTTAAGCGGCAGGGAGCCGTATGAATGGATTTTAGCCCCTCTTGTACAGGAAGGGTTCGTCATACGCCTTGATCACGCTCTATGGCTCACCAAAAGCGGTATTGAAGAGAAGGAAAGGCTTGCCGCAATGGCAGGGCTTATTGTCAACAAGGATGATGCCCGTGCTGTCCACACTCTGTTTGATGATTTCCATTATGAAAAGAGATTACCGTTAACAAAACGGATGTCCGTGAACCCAACAGACTAAAGCCCATCTCTCGCCTGTTGTTACAGGCTTTACCCTGTGAGGCATGAATGAAGGGAAGGCGGCTATCAATCCCTGCGTCAGTTTAATGGATGTTTCACCTCGCGCAAACATGCACAGTTCTCCGCCCTCATAATCACCATCTGGATTGAGAGCGATGCTGATACTTATCTTGCGCGTTGAGTTATCGCCGTTGCCAATATCAAGGTGCCAATCATAGCCATGTGAAGGGCTTTGGTATTGCAACAATTGAGGTCTCTCAATTAAGCCTGTTAGGTCAAAACTGAAATGAGTGTTGGCTTCTTGTGCCGCTTCAATCAACAGGGCATCAACCCAATCATGGGTTTCATGGATAACCCACACATTGACATCACGGACAATCTTGTTGGCTTTGAAAGATTTTTCCTGTTGTATCCTGCCCTCTCTGAAAGGGTTCTGCGAATCCTTGTGAAGGTTGATAATATCCTGACATTGGGATGCGGTTAGCTCCCCCGCTCCAACGACCCCCAGTTCTGTTGTCCGTGGGGTTGGCGGTATCGCGATAGCCATCAGTACACCGGAGTATTGTTACGGTCACGAAGTACCAGCTTCATGATACGTTGTTTGAATGGGGTGAACAGTCCATCTTTGCGGGTGCTGTTCATTTCCAGCCAGCTATCGGGCTGTAGATTATAAAGATTATACCAATCTCTTTTTGACATATTAGCGTTCTCCATAATCGCTTCCAGCGTGGTCTGCCAGAAATTATAAGCCCAAGTATCAGGTTTACACCAACTTCTGGCTTGGATGCAGTTCATCATTCTCTGTTGCATTATGCGCTCCCTGCAATAAGGGGATGCCCCCCAGAGGGGGGCTATCCTGTTAGTCATGGTCATGCAACTGTTCAGCGAGGTGAAGTCCGTGCATACAAGCCTGTGCTGGCGTCACATCAAACCCGATGTGGTCGCTCATCAGCTTGGCGATGATTTCAGCGCGTACCCGCAACTGCCGTTCTTCCATCGGCGTGGAGCCAATCATGTGGCCGTTTACCTTGGTGATTGGCTTATCAACTAACGCCTTGGGGCGTCCAACGGGCTTCTTGGTCGTAGTCGTGGTCTTAGACATCACTGTGTCTCCCTTTAGTTAAATGTTAGGACGGAATGTCCCCTGCCCTCTAGGCATTTCACCAACATCGGGTCCATACCTAAAAAATGTGCGTGAATAATGCCCCGTGATTGGTCAATCAACATCTGGCATTCATTTAGATCACGCTGATAATATTGAGCATTTTCCGCTGAGCCTCTCAAATCTACGATGGGCGTTTGTGAGCAAGCGGTAAGCCCGAACAATGCTATCACTAAGAGCCTCATGATCTGACCCTCACCATCATATCCACAAACTCATTGAACTCATTTTGTGTCATCCAATGGTACGGGGTGTGCGGAGATAGCATTACGTCATTAGGGTCAATTCTATTCACACATCTGTGACTTGCTTTGCGTATGCCTTCTTCATCTTCATGAATTTCGGGCTTGTAGAGATAGCCCTTCCGTGAGTATTCCGGTGCGTTATGCCAACTGATCATCGGTATCCATCCTTCTGAGTAGCATTGCCAATCTTGGCGGCACTCTAGTGTAGCCGGTTTCCATTTGGGAAATTCTGGACTTGCCAGCGTACCCAAGTTTGTCAGCTAGTTGTGTTTGCGTAAAACCTAGACGCCTTCTGATAGCTACTAGGTCTTGAGGTTGCATTTGCTTAGGCTCCGCCATGATAATCTAGTCCTTGCTCAATCTGATCCTGTACAGGAGCAAGGGTATCAGCCAGAACGTCATCTAACTTCTCAATCATGTCCTCAAAGAAATAATCGTTGTATGCCATAGCACCTTGGTCTTGGTGCTTCTTGGCGAAGTTGATTGCGTCATGCATCAGAGTTCGCATCTGTGCAACGAGGTGGTAGTCGTTGTCACAATCTTGGATGATGCCTTGCTCAATGTATGGGTTACGGTTATCGGTCACTTTGGTCTCCATTGGTCGTGGTCGTTTAGATCTTTAAACCATATTGGTTTAACTTTGTCAACTCAGAAAGAAACGAAAGAACTGTTTTTGCGCTTCTTCCATAATAGTTTGGTTATCTGTGGTTTCATCTGAGTCTTGGTCAAACTCACGCAAACAGTCTTCACAGAACCTACTGCCTTCTGCTCTCTCATCTAAGGTGCAGTATTCACACATCATTTCTGCCATTGTCTCCTCCTGCCCTCAGACCGCATTTGGCCCCTCTGTATCATTTGATCTTCACGCTGTAATTCTTTCTCCACCACGGTGTCACCTTGCTTTAAGGAATGTCGGCTGTGGCTTCGGATCATCTCACGGGTTATGCGTCTCCCTCCTTGAGTGCGCCGTCCAACCAACTGCCTTTCACTGTGCAACTCACGGCTTAGTTGTCGCTTTGCTTGTTCTTTGTTGAGGTTGAACTCTGAGATCAATATGTTGATCTGCGTCACAAACTCTTTCGCGCCGCCAAGCATTTGTGACATTTCAGATACGCTCAACTGCTCTCCCGCAGACTGAGCCTTGTACTGTTCAGAAAGGCGCATCTGCTCAGTCTCGCTAGTCATAGGTATGTCACGGTAAAGTTCAGCAGGGACTAGCCAGCATTGCCCCTTTGGTGCCTTGCAATTCTGTCCTGATTTCCAAAAAGATTTACCCGCCCAAGCCTCATGGTCATGGTCAACCACAATGCGACCCCTGTCAGTGATAGCAACAATCTTGGTGATGTGTGGCTTCATCATCGTGTTATGTGAAGCCGTACGAAGCACCACAACGATGTCTTCAACTTTCGGCGGGTTGTGTATGTGATACTCGCGGGTAGCTTCCATATCCGCATCCTTGTCGCGCATTTTGTAACGCCAAGTCAGCCAATCATCACCGCCCTGTAATCCCCTGATCTTTTCAAGCTCCAGCATGTTGATCTCCGTGCAGATGTTTGGTGATTTGCTCATCAGTCACCAGACAGTTTCCTATGTCATCAAAGTCTACAATGTAAACAGGGTGTCCGTTTGTACTTGTATGGGTGGCGACCACTTTACCTCGACAGTGGTGAAACTTGTTCACGACGGGGTCTATGCCCCAGACCTCATCGTTAAGTTCAAACATCAGCGAATCTCCTTTGCCAGATATTCTTCTGGCGGTCAGTCCAGCCGTAGCTGTCCATTGCGCGGCGCATGATACGCTCCGCTGTATCAGTCCATACCAGCGCGTTCTGTCTGGCCCATATCCAAGCATACAGTTCTTTGGTAAGGGTGCTGATGCTTGGCCCCTGACGTTCACCTACGATATGCCCAATCTCATGTAAGGCGGAAACGTAGTATCCGGTGTTCTTGGTTGGTCGTATCTGAATGACTCGGCTCTGAGGCTGTGCGTAGTATCGCGGCACCTCATCAGTCAGTCGCTGGTATTTGACTGTGATACCATGGGCGGCGCACAACCCTTGAACGTGTAACGCCATATCAATCCTCTTAACGGGCATACTCAACTCCTTCAACCATGCGGTCCAGAACTTGGATCAACTGGTCAGCGTACACATCAGATTGGGTATCACATACCTTGGCCTCACCCTTCCGGATTTTGACAGCCTCAATAGTGTAGGTGTCATTGAAGGCAAGATTGATAGCTACCCATCCCTTGTGCTTATAGCCTTGGACTTTGAATTGCAGTCCGCCATGACGTTCATCAGTTTCAGTCAGGCTGGTGAATGTGTTCGCGCCGTAGCTCATAAGTGCCATTGGTGATTGAGCAACAATCTGTTGTTTGATTGTGTTGGCTATTTCAATTGTGTGGGTCATTTGCCTCGTCCTCGGTAAGGGTTGTTTCTCTCTATGTGTTTAATATAGTAAACCTATGACGCAGGGTCAAGTAAAAAATTAAACTTTTTTTAC